TAAGAGAAAATCTTAAGTGCGCGTGTGTTGGTTGTTGAGTTACCGAACTCCTGAAGAGTAATTGTAACTGTGTTTGGTGTTGCTAATGTAACGCCATCTGGGTCTACTGTCTCATCGAGAGCAGTTGTGACCTTCGCCATTTCTGGGTGGAGTTGCATTACTACTACTGAACCAGGGATTGTCTGGTCGGTTGGACGCTTGTCTGCTACAGAACGAATAAGTGGTTCGTCACGCAACGCGAATTCAATCATTCGGTCGTATGCCTTCTGTACTAGACCAGCGCTACCAATTGTACCACCGAGAGAGCCCGATGCTGTTGATGTAAATTGCTGTGTCATGTATTCACCTCCAAGGTGAGTTAGTTAAACTATGATTGTGAGTTAAGGATAGCGCGAAGTTCGTCTTCGCTCTTAGCGCCAGCAATGCGGGCTTCTAAGTCCTGTCCTCGGTCGGGCGCTGCTGCACCCATAACTGATGTATCCTGTCGGCGTAGAGCCTCACGGTCTACATCGCTGGCTGCGTCCTTATTGGCAGCATATCCGAATACATCACCTTCATCTTCAAGCCAGTTTAGAACTGCTTGTTCGGTGATGTCTCCATCAATGTCTTTAAGCGCATGTCGCGCTGCCTTCGGGTTCACGCCCTGCTTTTCTAGGACGGCCTTGACGACTGCCTCTCGTTCCTTTACGGTATAACCGTTTAGTTTATCCTCGAGGTCTTTGATTCGTTTTTCATCGGCTCGAATCTTCTTGCGCAACTTTTTCTGCAGTTGGCTTTCTGTCTCTTCGCCTGTGATAACTTCATCGTTATCGTCTTCTTCATCCCAGTAGTTGTTGCTCATAGCAACCACCCTTCTATTCGTTGTAGTTCGCAAGCCGCAGTGACCACTCGGGGAAGTGGGCTGGCTCTTGCTACCAGTCTATTACGCTGACGGGGCTGGTGGGTCCGTTCAGGATTCTATTTATATTTGTTGTCTTGCGTTTCGTCCGCGGAGAGCGCTTGCCGCTAGGCCAGCCTCACCTTGGAACTTAGCGATTTCGGCAGCCTTAATCTTCTCTGCCTTATCCTTAGCCGCTTGGCTCTGCTCAAAAGTAAGAGCAATGGCTTCCTTTTGGCTAAATGTTTCACCTTGCATGGTGGCCAACTGGTCAGCACGCTGGAGTTCCTTGACCTGTCCGAAGCCTGTAAGGGCTTGTCCATAGTCAACTCCACGGGCAGCGATGTCGCTAGCCGTAGCAAGGTCCGTAGAGATGCCCTGTGAGCCCGCTGCGGAGAGAACAGAGATACCCTTAATCTTCTTATCAAGTGCTGCTGCACCCTCTGAGCCAGTCAGCAGTGCCTTTGCAAGGGATACTCGGTCTACAGATGGGAAGTACTTGTCCAACGTATCTCTAAGTGCCTTTGGCGCATTATCGATGGTTGTAAATGTCTTTGAGATTAGGTTAGAGACATCGAGTAGCGAGTTGCCTGCACCGATAACCCCACCTAGGAAGTCCTGTGTAGCGAGGTCGTTAAGACCTGCTTCTCTGAGGACATCTCCCATCTCTGCTTCTGTCTTAATGAAGTTAGCAATAGTTGGGACTGTAACGGCTTCGCCCTTTTGGAGTTTTTCCTGTAGAGAGAATACGCCAGCAAATCGCTTAGTAAACTGTGGTGCTAGGCCTTTAGCCTTAGCATCATAAAGACTGAGGTTGAGTGCTTCTTCAATCGTTGAACCAGTGTTATAGAAACCTGATGCAAGATTGTACATCTCGTTAACCCAGGGCTGTGTAGCCTCTTTGGTTCCGAGGAGCAATGAAAGCGTGTTAGCAAATGTATCTTTAGCAAGAGTACGGTCTGACTCTTTAGTGGTTCCAGTTGAACCAGGAACTAATGGATTAATCTCTTCTGGTCCACGGTACTCTCCGCCTTTGCCATCGGCATAGACTGGTGTACGTGTTGCTGCTGTTGTGCCAGATTCGTAGCGGATAAGGGTTCCCGCTGATGCAATTTTAGTCTTGCTTAGTTCTGCTGCATTTGCTGCCGCAACTTTAGCCTGATTTACTTCTGCTGTTATTGCATTTGTTTCAGCAACCGCTGCCGCTGATGGCGCTGGTGCTGGTGCAGTTAGTCCTGCTTGCAACTTCTCAAGGTTTGTAACAGTACCCTGCATCTTGTTGATGAGAGCCTGCGCTTGTCCAACAGGAGTCTTTGCTGCTGCGTTTGCCGCAGTCTTAGCCTTCGCTTCGGCTGCAATTGCCGCTGCTTGTGCTTTAACTTGGGCTGGAGTTAAGGTTGGTCCGAAGCCACCAGTACCTGCTTGAATAGCCATTATACTCCGTATCCTAATGCACTAGACAGTGCTGTTGCAGCATCGCGTGCATCATTGTTAGCAGCCTGCGTGTACTGATACTTTGGGTCCTTCTTTGCCGCAAGCATAATTTCATATTTAGTAGGCGGTACAGACTTGCCGTCTGCAGTAACGCCTTGCATCCACTTCATTACAAGTGGGTTGCTCATCTTAATCTCAGAGGCATCTACTTCCCATACGCTGGCAAGTGTCTTGATGATTGGCTCTGCAATAGACTTTGTTGTAAGGGTTGGGTCCTTATCGAAGCGTTCCGCAAACTGTGGATACTCGCGCTTAGCAATCTGCTGTACTTCTACAGTTGCTTCCTGAATGCTCTTGTCACCCTTAGCGACAGCCTTTGCTAATGCCTGGATATCTTGCTCAGTCATTCCAACGATATCAAATGAATCTACAAGCCCACGGATTGAAGCAAGCGTTCCAACCGCTCCAGCACCAAGTGTAGCCTGGTCTGCAAAGTTGACCTTTTCCCAGATAAAGTCTTTGGCGAACTCTGTTGGCTTAAAGAAGGATGGGAACTCCTCCTGCATTGTTTGCTCAAATATCTTCTGCTTGCCAGAATCATTGGTATCAGGAGTCATCTTCTTGCTAGCGATTGTGATAACCTTAGCAATTTGCTCATCCTGAGCAGCGTTGAACTTCTTGATATAGTCGTTGATTTCAGCATCGCTGAATGTTTTTGGATATCCTGCTGCATCAGCAGCCTCGGCTAGCATAGCCTTAGCACTGTTGAAGGTCAAGCGGGTACGAGAAGACGCAGTGCTTGAACTGTTAGTTGCAGTTGGCTTGTTGCTCTCCGCAGGTGTCCCCATGATGTTAGCAAACTGCATGAACTGAGCAACTTGGACCTCAGTCCAATTTGGATGTTCCGCTCTTACTTGTGCTTCCGTAATCATGTTACTCAACCACCTTTAGGGTATCATTTTCAAAATAATTGCTGACAATAGTCTCGAAGTTCGGGTCCCATTGCTTAGCACTCTGGGCAACCCATTCGTTGTAGTTGTCCTTGATTCTAGACTTGCGTGGGTCGTAGTCTGGAAGTGACTGGTAGAAGGCAGTAATGATATTACGTGTCTCTACGAAGAACTGAGCGTCCTTCCAGAACTGTGACTGACCACTCTTAGTCATGAAGTTCTTATCCTTAGTGATAGCATCAATAGCCTTGGCATACTTGTATGACTTATCGCCACTAGCAGCAAGTTGGTACTCATCGAACCATGCTTGGCTCTGGTCCTTGAACGCAGTGTTAACTAGGTTATCAAGAACTGCCTTGAGTTCTGGGTGAGCACGAAGTGTTCTACCATCAGTAATCTTTGACTCGAGCGATTCCTTTACAAGGCTGTACTGCTGCCAAGTGCGGTTCTTAATGCGCTCGCGCTCTGCCTCTTGTGGAGTAAGTTTCAGGTTAGTGATATTCTTACTTGTTCCTGGGAGTACAAGTTTTGGGTCCTTAAGGATATTAAGGATATTGTTAGACTGTGCATCTGGGTCACGGCTAAGGTCTGCTGTGAGCAGGCTCACGATGTTGATACTATCTGGGTCAATTGCTGCCAACTGGCCAACGAGTGTATCGTTATCTTCAAACACTCGCTTGTATGATTCGTATGTAGCAGGAATCGTAACATTGCGGTTATTTGATGTAGCCGTAATACGGTCAATCATAAAGCCTGTACCCATAGTAGCAAGCATCTCGTCGCCCGCTGCATCACGTGCAGCCTGCTCTGACATACCCTGTTGACGATTCTTCTCGAGCAACTTGTAGTACAGGTTGGTTGTAAGGCGCATTGGATTGGTCTCTACCTTATAAGGTACGCCAGATACAGATACGAAGCCTGACTTAAACTTCTCAAACCATAAGGCCTTTACTTCTTGACGGATTAACTCGTCAGAAGGAACTTCCTTTTCGATGCCCATTTCGTAGAGCATGTGGTGATAGTTGTAGACAGATGTCCATGAAGATAGGTAATCAGCCTTGCCCTCTGGGCCTGTTGCTGCATTCCATAGAGCGTTAGCCCAAGGTGGAATGAATGCCTTAGTTGCATTAGTAGGTGCTCCATAAGGGAAGAATGTCTCAAATGCATTGGCTCCGCCAACGTTGAGTGCTTCTCTAATGCCAGCCTCTGTGCCAGGGAAGTACTTCATGATATTACCCACTGAAAGTGATGTAATGTAAGAAGGTGATGGTACGTTGAGTAGGAACCCAATTGAACGCGCATTGAGGGCAATGCCCTCGCCTGCGTATCCACGGCCCATCTCACGTGTGCCTGGTACAATGATGTGTGTGATTTCGTTGATATCCTTGGTAGGATTACCATTCTCGTCTACACCAAAGTTCTGGAATGCACGACCGTAGTTATAGGCAAAGCCTGTAGCACGGACTGGGTTCTTTGCTGCAATGCGACCATAGCGATAAAACGCGTTGGCTGTTGCAGTTGGGAATGCTGCTACCATGCGAGCATTGTGGAGTAGACGATTCTCACGTCGTACTGTGTAAATAGTCTTTTCGAGTTCCTGTAGCGCTTCGCGACCAGATGACTGGCGGATAGCGTTCCAGCGCTCAGGTGTCATTTTAACACCCTGGTCCATAAGAACCTTAGCCTTAGCGGCCATAGCATCTAGTGCTGCATTGTTGTAGAAAGCATTACGAACAGGGTTTTCAAAACTACCCATCTTGCTAAATGCTTTAGCAGCCATGTTGTTCAAGCCCTTGGTAAATGTTGCGTAAGGACCTGCACCTAGACCAGCATCTGCGATGCCGTATGCAAAGTTAGTTGGAGCAATGTCATAGAGTTCATCTACGTTGTTGGCTAACCAACCCTGTAGTTCAGATGCTGTGACTTCGCGCTCTAGGATAGCAGCACGTGCTTCTAGTGATGGGAATGTACGCTCTACTAGCGCAACCTTGTCTGCAAGGTAAGCAGGAACCTGCTTTGCCTCGTAGATATCGAAGTGCTCTAGGTAACGGATGCCCTGCTCAGATGATGCCCACTCTCTAAGTTCCTTCATAGACTTGCCACCAAGGATAAGGTCCATAAGTGGGTCTTGACGGAAGATACGGTTGGCAATGTGCTCTAGTTCAGCGAAGTAGATGTCATCAGATACCTTGATAGTATCAGTTGGAACCTTGCGCTTAAGGATAGCCTGACGTGTACCTACTGAGAGTTCACCAAGTGCGTTGATTTCTGCAGTACGTGCGTTAGATGTTTCTGCGCGGATAGCAGCAGAGAATGGAGCGTTCTCGCCAGTAAAGGTATCAAGTGTATGTACTTCACCATTGATGATACGTGTATCATTCGTCTTTGAGTAGTAACGCTTCTTGTATTCAGCGCTCTTGCCCCAGACATCAGCCTCTTTCTTGAGAGATGGCTTGAGTTCTTCAATGATGTTGTCAATCTTGTCATATGCTGCAGCAAGTGCATTATCCGCATCGCGGATTACCGTAGTATTAGTAGCCATCTTTTCAATGACATCCTTGTACTTGGCAACCGCTGCCTCAGCATCAGCCAATTGAGCAGCGTTCTTCTTGCTGATTGATGGCTTAGACTTGATAAAGTTGATGCGTCGTTCAGTCATAGTAAGAGTTGGCATAGCGCCAATCTTACCGTGAGGAACAACTGCTGAACGTAGGTCGAGTTCTACCTTGTCAAGTAGGCGCTCTGCTGCCTGTAGTTCCTTGGTCGCCTTAGTTAGCGCCGCAGCCTTAACTGCTGGAGAACCGCCTGGGCGAAGCAAGCGTTCTACTTCTACCTGTAGTAAATCTTTGTTTGTAGTTGCAGCAGATAGCATTTTGCGCTTATCTGCTACGAACTTATTGATGGCTTTGCGCTCACCAGTAGAGAGTAACTTAACTCCCTTTTGACGTGACCAGTTGGCTACGTTTGCACCTGCACGACCAAACATACCGTTTGTCGAGAATGGGTTGCCGATAACATCCTTCCAGATGAAATCCATACCCTGCGCCATAGTAGCACTTACAATAGGTTCAGCAATAGACTGCTTGATTACGTACATAGGGCGCACAAGTACATCGAATGTCCATACACGTGTGAGGTCCTTGAGAACCTTACGGTTGAGGTCTGCAGCAGACTTAATATTACCCTTGATTGCTCCAGATTGGACTTCGATATCAAACTTACGTTCAATAGAATCCCATGGAGTAAAGCGGTAAGACTCTTCCAACTGGCGGATTGTCTGTGCGCTTGCTTCAATACGAGCACCATCATGGCCAATAGCATAGCCATTAGACTTTAGGCCATTGAGGCCTGTGTTGATGTTGCCACGGAATGCTTGAGTGTAACCAGCAATCTCTGCATCATCAAAGATGCCAGCCTTGTAAGCGATGAGTCTACCAACGGTAGCATCAATCTCTTCGAGTGCCTGAATCTGATTACCATTGATAGATTCCATGTACTTGGCTTCAAATGTGCGGCGCAAGTCTGCAGCACGCATAGTTGTACCAGCAGCATCTACTACGAGTTCCTGTGAACCATCTTTGAAAATCTTTAGGTTATCAAGGAATGCATTAAGTTCTACGCGACCATCAAGTGGGCGCAGACCAGAGAATGTTACGTGACCAGAAGGCATCTTAGTGCCAACCTGGCGTACTACTTCTGTGACAACTCGGTTGCCAAGGCGTGTGCTGAGGAAGAAGTTGGTATCATCAAACTCGCGGAAGCGTGACTTCTGCTTGATACCACGGACAATCTCTTGACCCTTGATGTATGCACCACGGCCAATAACTGGCTCTGCTGGCATAAATGACTTACCACCCACAAGTGGGTTATAGTTATCATCTAGAAGTGCTTCACGAATCTTTACGAACTGTGGGTTCTTCTTGATTGCAGCATCGTATGCTGACTTAAGGCGTACAATTGCTTCACCTTCTGGGATATATGACTTACCTGTCTGGAGGTACTTGCT